TCTGGATCAAGTCGCGCAGGACCGCCGAACGCCCCTCGCCGCTCTCAACGGCCAAGCGCTCCAAGGCCGCGTCGTCGTCGCTGTCCAGTCGCAGGGAGGTCATCTTCATCGCCATTCCGGGACTGTAACACGCATTACGCCCTCGTGTACGCTGCTCGGCAGGGCGGCATACGGATGATCAATCCGGTGAACCTGGTTCCGAGAACGGGGGAACTAGGGGGCCCGGATATGCCTTCAACTAGTTCGGGAGTGAGTTCGATGAGGACACGAACTGCTAGAGACCTTGGACCTTGGATCGATGCGAACCTGAAAAGATCCTATGACTCTCAGGACGGTTCGGAAGTTCGTTGCTTCTGTCCATTCCATGATGACGAGGACGAACCGTCCTTCAGCATCAACCGCAACACCGGGCTTTGGTACTGCTTCACAGAGCAGACAGGCGGCGGGCTACGGACTCTCCGCATGAGGTTGCGTCACGAGCAGCCCGACGAGGACTTGGCAGCACGCTTCGGGATGCAGGTCTTCGGAAGGACATCGGAGCCGCACCGCACGTAGGAGCCGCCGTCAACGGTGGTGCATGGGTTCTCGCGCTAGCCGGAACGCTTGCCCTCCCCGACATGTGTGCCGCCGTGGAGTCCGAGAACGGCTGGTCCACAAAGGAGAAGTACCTCGATTGGTTCGGCCGCTACCTGGCCCCGACTTATCCAATGCTCAGCGCGGAAGAGTGCTACAAGTTGCGGTGCAGCCTCTTGCATCAGGGCAGGTCGGCAGGCTCTCAGTACGAGCGACTCATTTTTGTGGCACCCGGCGTCGGCACATTCCATAACAACATCTTGAATGATGCCCTGAACCTTGACCTGCCAACGTTCTGCGGTGACGTGATGTCAGCAGTCAGGAAGTGGCGGGAGGAAGTGAAGGACACTCCCGAATACCAAAGGCACGCACCGCAGGTGATGCAGTGGCACCGGGGCGGCCTGTCGCCCTACTTCGGCGGGGTAGACGTTCTGGCCTAGCCAGCACCGGCACGCAACATCTCGGACAGGCTCACCATCGGCGCACCGTCCCCGCGTGCTCCCTGCCCCACGTCTCCGACCGGACGAGTGCTGGCAAGGTGCGGCTTCCTCGTGAGCAAGTCGTCCACAGCAGCAACGATCTTCGATCGATCCGGCAAGCCGTCCTCGTTCAGCAGTTCCTCGGAGAACGGCAGGTCTGAGGGATCGGCCAACTTGCCCGTGACTTCGACATAAGCCGTAACCGCCTGCTGTGCAAGGGCTTCCGCACGCTTGGCACCTACCCGGCTCTTGGCCGCTTCGTCTCGGAGTTCCTTCACGTAGGCAGCCGGAAAGGTCCCAGGCTCGTCTGTGCCGGTCTCAGACGGCTTTGGGGTGCCCGTGGACCCCTCAGGAGGGTTCGTGCCCTCCACGGGCTTCTCAGCGGCCTTCTCGGTGGTCTTCTCGGGCGTGGTCATGCGGCTTCTACCTCTCGGATGATCGGAACGACGATGCACTGACAGTTGGGATGGCTCAGAGCAGGAACCGAGATGGCCCACGGGTGAGAGCCGAGAGACCGGCACTTCCCGCACGGGTCGTCGTCCAGGTCCCAGCGGTAGTGCGTGACCTTCTGCCGCTGCATCGCCTCCCGGCTTGCATGGCGAGACGACACGAACGGTTCTGAGGAAGCCAGACGACGAAGGCGGGGGAGCGGTTCGTCTTCGCTCAGAAGTCCAGCGATGGCAGCGGACAACACGTCCGGCTCTTCAACGGGACGGCCAATCCCTTGCGGCGCAACCTGAAGCAACGAAGACACGTAGGCGTCAGCAAGGGCAGCAGCGGCAGTGTTGGCCCCGGCAACGATGGTCCCCATGAGTTCGGCTGCCTCAGCAAGCGTCAGGACTCCACCGGCCACGAAGACGCCGTACAGAGCCGCCGTGGTGCCCTCTGTCTGCGCTGCAAGGTCGGCCTGTGCCTGCCGGTACTCGTCAGGGGTCACGCGCCACCGCCGAGCACCTTCAGCGCGGCAGCGTCCAGAGCCGCACGACGACGAAGGTTGCGGTTGTTCTCGATCTCACCCGGCGTCATCCCGACGTAGTGCTCTAGTGCCGCGTCAGGAGTGAGCAGGCCCGCAGCAACCAACTTCGTAGCGGCGTCCGCACCTTGGGCAACCGTCCGAGTCTCCGGATCGGCCCACACGGTCTCCACGCGCTGCATGGCGGGGCTGAAGCGTCCGTCCCGGATCGCCACCGCAAGGCGCATGACCTCTTCCCAGCCACCGGACAACACGCGCTGCTTGCGACGAACCTTGGAGACCAAGGAAGCCTCAGCGGAACGGATCGCATCGGCACTCGCGGGCTGGTCCCCGTGAAGCCCCAGGTAGTGCGGAGGCAAACCGGAAAGCGCTCCAAGGCTCTGCGTAAGAGTCGCAAGCGCATTCACAAAGCCGGAAAGGTCAGCGCCGGGGAACTGTCCGAGCCGTGCGTCTACCGGCTCTGCAAGCCACACACGGCCCGACTCCTGAGCAAACGCCTTCGACGTGTCTACCTCTCCCGTGGGGTGCCCGTTCTCGTCTTCCTTCTCAGGGAGTTCAATGCCCGTGGCCCAACGGCGGGGCATTGCATGGAACTCCGAAGCCACCATGAGGTCAGTAGACAACTTGTTCAGCGCATCGAAGATGGGCAGCAAGTCGGCCAACTCGCTTTCCCCGTCCGGCTTCAGAGTGCGCGGCTTGTTCGGGAACGGCACGACAGGAACGACGCCTAGAGGATTCGGCCAAGACTTCGAGAGAACCCAACCGGAAGTGAATCCGTCGAGGATCGCCGGCTCTGTCATCCGCGATTCCGTCCGGAACCTAAAGACGTGCGTTTCCGTGAAGAGCACGCAATGCCCGCGCCCGTCCTCAACCCAACGCTTCACCGCATAGCGACGACGCCGGGAACCGGGGTAGCGGGCCACGAAGACTTCACGCGGACTCTCAACCGTGATGCGCGGCTGTCCGTAGTCGTCGGCCCATACGAGCGCGTAGCCACGTCCGTACACGAGGGAGTCCAGGTGCAGCAGTTGCGACTCTTCGTCAAGGTTGTTCGCCTGCCACACATCCCAGAGGGCAGCGTCCGGCTTGTCAGCGCCAGGAGTGCGGAAACCGCTTACGTCTAGGCGTTCCTCAACACTCTGAACCACCAGACGGGGCCACCCGACGTTCAGCGGCTTCAGTCGTCCCTGAGTGCTCTCAGCCACCTCAGGCGCGAGGAACGCTAGGGGCTGGTCCCCGTTCACGTACCTGTCGAACTTGTCGAGTGCGGGCCGTCCCTCGTCCAACTTCTGAGTGAGGGTCGTCAGGGTGTCGAGGGAACTCATTGGATAGCCACCAGTCGTCGTGTCTTCTTCGGATTTGCTGCGTGCCACTGAGCGCGGCCAAAAGCCATGACCGAGGTAACCGCCGCGTCAATCTTGCGAGGGCTTCCCTTGCGGTCCTTCACGATCACGTCACCGTGAGCCGTGCTCTTTGCACGAGCATTCGCAACGTGAAGCGCAAGAGTCGGGTTGCCGTCGTGGGAGACCTGCCCCTGACGGATAGCGGTTGCGAGGGAGTCGGTAAACGGGGCCATGCGAGAAACGACGTACGAGGGGAACTCGATCACTCGTGCGGACCCATAGCGCTTGGCCCACTTCTGAATCTCGCTGCGCCACCCGTACGGATCGGCCACAAGTTCTAGGACGTTGTAACGCTTGAATGCTTCTCGCACTGCCGCGTCTACTTCGTCACGGTCAACCGTCCAACCGGGTTCGTCTTTCGCCCAAATGTTGACGACGAACAGGTGAGGATCACTGCCGTCTCTCGGCACGGTGCAGCCGGTCAGTGCCGTGCAGTCATCGGAGATTGAACCGTCAAAAGCGAGAACAACCGGCGTACGGGACTCAACCTTCACGCTTTCATCGCTGCACGAGTCCCAATCTTCACGAGGCAGCCACGACGAAGCACCGTTGACCCACTGCCCAAGCCGGTAGCGCCGGAAGTTGTCTTCTCGTGCCGTTTTCGCGTCCAGTCGCAACGCATCGCGTGACAGGAAGTCGTCAAGTGCCGGGTTCGCTGTCTTCCAGGCCGTCTCATCGCTAATCTCAGCCGTCAGGGGAGCGTTGTACTCCCGGAAGTAGAAGGAGCGGTCAGAGGGGTTCTGGCGCCCGTACTCGCACAACCTGTAGAGCACTGAGTCCCGGCTGTCTCCGGGAGTCGAGATGCCCAGCACTAGGGAATGCTCACGCTTGCCGCTTGCGAGGGTCATCGCTTCCCACACGTCTTCCTTGACGTAGTGAAGTTCGTCCACAATCGCAAAGGTGGGGGAGTAGCCCTGCAATGCGTCAACCGCACTCGGAAGCGGAAACAGAGAGGAATCCGTGGCAGGAACGTAGATGCGGTCCTGAAAGACCTGCACTTGTTCGCTCAACTTCGGACTGAGTTCAATCATGCGTCGAACACGATTGAAGACAATGCGTGCCTGACGTTCGTCCGTGGCTACGCAAAGAACTTCCGCACCTTCGACGTTATCCGCAAAGAGGAAGTAGGCAGCGAGGACCGAAGCAAGGCCCGACTTCCCGTTTCCGCGAGGCATCGAAACAACGCCCTGACGGGGCCTCTGACCTCGTGCGGGAATCAGACCCCGCACAATCTCCCGTTGCCACGGACGAAGCCGCACAGGACGCCGTGCGCCCTTGCCCTGGGGGATGCGCAGGAACTCCCTTGCGAACGCCGACACCCGGCGCTCACCGCTCTTCGCTAGGTGCGTCAGGTCCAACGGGGGAGCGACAACCTGCGCCTTCGGACCCGCCTTCACCCTGCATCACCATGCACAGCACTGCATGAGTCGGGATCGCTTGCGGAGTCCTCAGAAGAGTAATCGAGAGTCCGGCTCCCCCCTCGCGGGTCAAGACCACCCCCCAGAGGGTCACACCCCCAGGTGTCATCCAACGGGGATGCATAACCATGCAGCGGCTCTCGGACTGCCGTTGCGTTCCCGTTCGTTCGCAACGCACCACGCCTGCTGTTGCACGAGCGGCACACCACCTCGACATCAGCCAAGGTCCGAGCAGGCCAACGAAGGTGATCGGCGGTCAAGTCCTCATGCGTTCCGCAATCCATGCAGAACGGGTGCTCACGTCGTGCCTGAGCCGAGAGACGACGCCATCGGTAGTCATAGCCCCGGCGTGCGCTGCTCTCCTTGTGTGACTCTCCCCGCGCTTTCGGGAACTGCCTTCCATGCTCTTCTGAACAGGAATCGCACCTAGCCCCGGCGTTCTTCTTCGTGGTCTCCACCGGAGTGCCACACCCAAGGCAGGGACGCAGAAGCGCTGTACGGCCCGTAGAAGGCTCCGACATTGCTCCCCGCCTCCTTACCCCTTGGAATCCCTTTCAGGCCGTCTGCGGGCCTCCTGACCCTTGAAAAGCGGTAGGCCCCGCACCCGGAGAGACGAGTGCGGGGCCGCAACACCACCGTGACCGCCGAAGGAGACGGATCAAGCCACCCAGTTGCCGGAGTCGAGGACGACAACTGGGCAATAGCAAGAATGGGGTTCGGAAACGAATCTGTCAACTCAGGCCGTTTCGGGCGCGTCGTCGCTTCAATCGGTAGCACTTCTCGCACCACCACAACTCCAAGTCAGGACGGAATCGCATTCGATGTCCTACTGAACAAATGCGGGGCTCTTCACGCGTCTGAGTCGTCATGGAATCGCATAGTAGACCCGGCAGGCCCATTCCCTTACACTTCGCAATCGGCCAGGTGCCGCGCTTTCCCGAAGTGGACCGGGCGTCCTAGGGAGTCCCATTCGACTCATTCCTAGGAGAAATCCGATGCCCGCTAGCACCGTCAACAGCCCCGAACTGACTCGGGAGCAGATTCAGGCAATCCTCGTTCAGCCCCTCACCGCCGCAAGCGTCTTCCTCGGCAGTGGCCCGCGCATCTTCGACGTGACCGCCGCTGGACCCGTGCGCATCCCGAAGTTGAACGGGATGGGCGACCCGTCGTGGCACGGCGAGAACGAGAAGATCAACGAGGTAGATGCCGACTTCGGAGAGGTCGTGCTGCTCGACGGCGTGAAGAGCCTGAAGAGCATCACGCGCTACAGCAACGAGTTGGCCCGTTCGTCTGTCGTCGCACTGGACGCCGCGTTGCGAGACCGGATGGTGCTCGACGTGGCCGGGAAGTTGGACACGGCCCTCATCGCCAGCAACGGAGACCCGGACGGCGTGACCGGGAAGAACACGACGCCTCTCGGACTCCTGAACTACAGCGGCTCTCAGGCCATGCTCGGAGTCGGCTCCCTGACGCTGGATGACCTGCACGACGCCGTGGGGCTTGCTCTCGGCGCGAACGCCAACGTCACCTCAATGCGCTGGATGATGCGCTCCGACACGTTCGTGAGTCTTCGCAAGTTGAAGGACACGAGCGGCAAGTACCTGCTTGAGCCGGACCCGACTCAGGCGGGTGCGTACCGGCTGCTTGGGCTTCCGGTGACCGTCACGAACCGCATCCCCGGTGACTTGGGGGCGGGATCGAACGAGACCGTCGTGGTGCTCTGGGACCCGGCTCAGGTTGCGGTTGCTCGTGACATGACGCCTTCGGTCAAGTTGCTGGACCAGACCTACGCCGACTACGACCAGCAGGCGATCCGCGTTGTCTGCCGGTACGACGCTGCCCCTCTGAACCCTGAGGCCGTCGTGGTCCTGCGAGGCGTCACGGCATGACCGCTCCCGTGAGTGCTCTCGACGCCGCCAAGGCTGAGATTGCAGAGCGGGCACGGTCTGTCCTCGGTCTCTCGTCCTTGGAGTCGGAGAAGGCCGTCACAGAGGCCGTAGAGGTCGTCTGGGGCCTTCTCCACGGTCACCTGAGGGGGCGCATCCCGCTTCCCGTCCCGGTGGACCTGATGGCCGTTGCCGCGTCCGCAACGGTCAGGCTCACGGAGTCCCTGAACCGTCACAACTACAACCTTGTAGACGGTCTGAACGTCCAGGGGACTCCACCGCTTCAGGTTGCCGTCGGAACGTTCACCTTTGCGGAGCGCATCGTCTTGCACCGCTACCGCAAGAGGACGGCCTGAGATGGCGCACAAGGGACGGCTGTCGTCAGGACACGAGTGGAGCGCTGCTCTTGCGATGGCGCTC